TGGCATATTTATTATTTAAAATAACAAGTACATTATTTTGCCGATTATTATAAAAATCATTTTTTTCAAGAACAATGTATTTACTAGATATAATTATATACTTTCTTTTGTTTTCTTGCACGGTATTTTACCTGTTGAAGAAAAACGAGAGACAAACATTGTCAGTTATAACGGATGATGTCGACGAGAACATGGAAGCAGACACGAATAATGGCGAACATGTGGAAGCAGAGGAGCCCGAGCTCGAGTCCGAGTCCGATCCGATAATCAGTGAGGGTGCAGAGTTCACATCAGTTAAAAAAGAAATTGAAGCCAAATGTAATTTTGCCACTGCGGAGGAGGCCATGGATGCGGTGACAAAGGATCCCTCTGTCATTGTAGAGAGGTTAAAAACAGGATTCGATATGTTTGAAGAACAAACTGGAAAAAGAGGAATGACCTACAGCCAACTGCGAGAAATGTTTGGTTAAAATAAAAAATAACTTAGACACTAGACGCGAGATGTATATATACAATAATATTTAACTAATGTCTGAAATTTTTACTATTTTTAACAATTTGCCGCCGGAGCTAATAAATATAATTATTTCTTACACGTACGAGCCGCAAAGCCCCTTACTTACGAACGACATTAAAGATTACTATAAAAGTAAACCGAAAATAAGTAAACTATACTTTGATCGGTTTGTGATTGATTATGGAGAACCTGAACCGTCAGATAAAGATTGGTTAATAAATGACCTTTTTGGATACGCAAATCGCGGTCGCCCTACTATGAATGGTTATGTGGAAGCATTTTATAATTTGTTCTTTAAATACTTTTCTTTACGGACTTTTGAACAAGTAAATAAAATGGTGAAAAGAATTGAGGGCAAGCCAGTTGTGACACAAATAAATATCTTTTGGGGAATTTTTTCTCCCGAAGAGAGAAATGATTTTTTAATAAATAAATTTCCAAATAACATTATTTAATAAAAATGGATTTCGAGGTGCCCCAGAACGAGAACGATACGAACTCTGACCATGAGTACGATGAGTGCTCCTTTGTTCGAGTTGACTCTTTGAAGAGATTAAAAGGTTTAGTTGACGAGGAACTTGTTTTAGAAGATTACGACGAGGAAAGTGTGGACGAATTGGATGAGGAATATTTACCTTCCCCCGAAAAAATCGCCCAAAAGTTACAAGGTTACAATGTAACCTTCTTGGACCTTGTCAAGGCGTTCCTTTCTGCGACAGATGAAGAATATCAAACCGATGTCAGTTTAATGATTGCGGAGGGCAAAGTAGGTGGTAAAATTTGTGCGATTAAGAAAGAAGTAACTAAATTATAAAAATGGAATGTAATTTAATTATAAAGTTTTTGAAATAATAATAATGTTATATTTTATTAAATAAACAACAAATGGCTGATTTAAATTCTTCTGTTAATTCAGATGACGCGACTGATAACACCTTTGATAAAAATTCCCCGGATAGTTACGAGGTTAGTTCTATTGCCTCGTATTATGATAAGTCAGAACAAGGCAATCACGATTCGATGCCAGATAATTCATTAGATATTTCAAGTATTTCAGGCGTAGAAGATGACATAGCTGACTTAAGAGAAAGGGTTACTGCTTTAGAAGGAACGATCGATCAGTTTCTAACGATCGATCAGTTTCTACCATTGCAAACACAAGGCGGAAAAAGACGCAAAAGCCATCGACGAAAAACAATAAAAAACAAAAAAAGAAAAACAAAACGCAGGAAACATTAAAAAATAAAATCAAATACTTATGTGTGATTTTTGGCTACAAATTCGGTTAATTCTGTAATATCTATTTCTGGAAGTTCCACGTGTGACTCCCAGAAATACCTACAAAAAGCCCAGACAAATTCGCAATTTGTCTTGTACCAATCCGAGTGCGTTGACATGAGTGCGTTGTATAACGGATCAGGTAATAAAGTTAAGCTTTGTTTAGGAAGTACATAACACAGTTGAACCAATGGGCTCACTGGGTTAGGTGGGACGTGAGGTACCAGAACCGTATCTAGAAGAGGTACATAATCTACCAAATCTTCTAGTAGTGGAGGATAATTATACTTGTAGTGCCATTGCCAGTCGGGGCAACCAGACGTATAATACTTCATCGTCCATTCCAATCCTTCTAGATAATTGACGCATATTTGACCGCGTCTTGCGTCATCAATCGTGATATTGAATAACGATTGGTAATATCTTTGTTGCCAACCATTTTTATAAGGATTAATACTTTTTTCTAATTGACGCTCATAAGTGGGTATCGCGTCAAACTTTTTCAGTATGTTTTCTGGTGTATCGGTTGGGTAGAATCCGTGAGAACGTTTATCCCTTAATTTACATTCATCTTTGAAATTTTTTTCTTCTGCTTTTGCCAGGTGAGTGATGAGTTTTTTCACATTTTTCCAAAAAATAGTGGTTCCGTCCGTGAGGATTTCATTTGTGCCTCCGATGGTTGCCTTGTAGGCATTCAGCATCTTGTTAATTCCCCCTGTTCGAATGTTGACAGATGGGAAATGAGGCATAAAATCATTGCCCAAGAAGAAACAAAGAAAAATGTAGTCATATGTTCTATTGAGTTGTTGAGGTAATCCATTATTCATATCATCTGCGATGACACGTGCTAATTCTGGAATATCTAACAAGTAGGTTTCATTTGGTTCCAATTCGGAATTAATGGACTGTATGAAATGGGGGGTCTCTCTGAACAGGTAAATATTTTTACAAATGGGAAGATGATTTATACACAACATAATTAAATCTGCGTCTAGTCCATAGATGACGGTTGTCAAGTCCACATGGTATTTGGGGTTATAACGGATAAATTCAAACAACTTATGTTCGCCTTCTCCGAATCGGTCGCTGGCAGAAAGAATGAAACTTTTAATTCCGTATTTGGCGGGGTCTTTATAATATTCTTTGATTTGTGTATTTAAAAGACTCATAAAACGTGTTCCGGGTGTTATGGCCGTGGTATTCCATGGGTCTGGTTTAGCATCCTTAAAAATGGATTTGGATAATTGATTTTGGTATAAGGATTTATATCTTCTCTCTCTTTGTTGTTTCAATTTGGCCATAGGAGCGACTCCATCAAACGCAATAAAAACAAAGTTGTCAGGTTGTATTAAGGAAATATGTTCATCAATTTTCTTTAATACACAATTAATTATGGCGTTCGCATTCTCATCGTAATTAGTTAAATTGCCAAAACTCATACTGTGTGCGGCATCATAAATGATAGAGTTGCAGTCTAAATACAAATTATTTATGGGAAATGATTTTTTGGAAGTAAGTTTCTTAATTATATTGGAGTGATTTTTCACAATATATGAAAAATAACTAGGTATGCCCATATTGGTAATATGTTTTCTATTATATAATATCTATGATTCGCTTTAAACAGTTTGTACTATTTATTTTTACGAGAAGGGCGATTAATATATTCAAATACTTATATTATTTCAAATACTTATATATTATTATTATACAGTTATAATATATTAAAAATGAGTAACAATAACTCGTTCCCATCGACCGCACCACCTATATCGCCGTTACTGTTTGTGCAGCCGAACAACATACTTGTGTTTTTAGCCTTCTATAGTCCCTTTATAGTAAGTACAATCACCTTTTCTCTCTCTTTTCTATTTCAGAACTTCAAAGGAATGATATACTTGGGCTTTTTATTAGCAGTCAGTCTTCTAAGAAACTACTTTATTAAACTTCAAGGAGGTTGGGGCGAACCATTGCCGGTAGATGGTTCCATCTGCAGTGCGATTCAATTCTCGGAACAAAGCAATCAAACATTTAGCAGTTTTGTATTTGCCTTTACTTTCATGTACATGTGTGTACCAATGTTTTATAACAATGAAATTAATTTTAGCGTGATGGTTAGCTTATTAGTATACTTTATATTTGATATTAGCATACGTGTTCATAACAACTGTTTTAAATATGACATGTTTAAATACTTGTTTTTAGATATATTAATTGGAAGTGGTTTATCTGCCTTAATAATTACTATGATGTACGCGGGAGGATCCGGAAGATTCTTATTTTTTAACGAGGTAAGCAGCAAAGAAATTTGCTCAAGACCAAATGAAGAGACTTTTCAATGTTCCGTTTACAAAAATGGGGAGTTGATAGGAAGTGCGTACCCTTAAATTCGTTTACTTTTATATGAAGCTATTTCTGTGTGTTATTAACCAGTTTCTCAAGTTTTTGATAACGAGTTGGCGTCGAAACGTTTCCGTTAACATTCTCATATCACCTCGAGTATTGAAAACCGAGACGAAATTTTGATAGGCAATTTGTATAGGAATTGTTTTGTACTTGGACATATTGACGTGATTAAAGAGAGGTTTGCGTTTTTTAGCACTTACCATGTTATGAAACAAATAGAGCATATCTATGAATAACTGCTTTGTCGAAATATCCGACATTTTTATTTTGTTGAAGAAGGCAGTAGCATGTTGAGCACAATCGGGGCAAGGAAGCGTAGCTCCGATTTGTTTTATAAACCCAAAAAGTTGGACATGAAGTTTAGCGAAATCGGCTTCGCTTATTTTTTCAGCTAACACGTGTAAAAATGTCCACGTTGGAGGACCCCAAACAGAAATTGGCGGCATATTTTTTATAGATATAACATATAATAAAAAATATAAAGAAATCGGCGTTATTTTATAATATATAGTCTTTTTCTAAATATAAATACAAATACGAATGAACACGAAGTCAAAGTCATATAATACGGACGGAATTGATTTTTACGCTGAATTATATTCTTCCTTAGACAATGAAGAAGAATCTAATAAAATGGTTTGTTTAATTACTGATGAAGTGTTGACAGAGAATCACGTGGAACTTGAGTGTGGACATAAATTCAATTATGTGCCACTATTTAACGACATTAAAAATCATAAAGGCAAATTTAATAGCTTAGAAGCAAACTATGTTAAAATTAATGAAATACGATGTCCTTACTGCCGGGCTAGACAAAAGACATTGTTACCTTATTATCCTGAGCTGGGATTACCAAAAATAGTGGGAGTGAATAAAGAACAGACTTTGTCGCCGCCAAGAGTTTACATTATAGGATCATGTCAATATGAGGGTTGTATTAATACACATATTCATGTTTGTAAATTTGAACGTGATGAGAAAACATATTGTTTTTTACATTACAAAATGAGAGAACGGTTCTGCCAAAAAGAAGATAAAATGAATGAAAAAGCTCTTGAGAAACAAGCAAAAATGGCCATCAAAGCAAATGAGAAAAAACAAAAGGCCGATATGAAAGCCAAAGCCAAAGAAGATTTAAAAAAAACAGTGTTAGAATCGCTTGAAAACACAGTGGTGAGTGCGACCGCAGGTTGTTGTCAACTCATGAAGAGTGGATTACGAAAGGGTCAACCGTGTTCCAAACCAGTTTTTTGCTCCGGGGTTTGTAAAAGGCACTATAAAAAACCGAACGATGTTTAATTGTGTAGATGTTTTTCATAAATCTTCCATAACATGTAATCTTTTATATATAAAAACAGAAACTTGTTTTATAATAATAATATAAAAATAATTTGTTATTAAAATATATTATTATTATTAAAACAACATGGAAACCAAAGAACAACTAGTAACCAACATAAAAGAATGGATAAAACTAGACGGAGAAATAACTCAATTGAAAAAAGAAATCAAAGAGAGAAACGATAAAAAGAAAGCCCTTACGGATGACCTGATGAAGGTGATGAAGACAAATTCCATTGATTGCTTTGACGTGAACAACGGCTCGTTAGTGTTTAAAAAGTGTAAAAGTAAAAAACCAATCAACGCGAAAACCCTACTCGCGTCACTTCAAAGTTTTTACAAAGACGATTCTAAAACCGCAGAAGATTTAACAAAACACATCCTTGACAGTAGGGAAGAACAAATCAAGGAAACCATCAAACGCAAAATCAACAAGTAATAAATAAGAAAATAATTCTCTCTTGTTAGTTTATTAAGTATTATATAACTCATATAAAACAAATTTGTTACCTATAACTAAAATGACCGAAGTTGATGAAGATGACAACGTATACTACCACTTTAAAGGGATTGAAACTCTCAAGTTAAATACGAGTAGTACGTTTACGTTAGCAGACATAAGTTCAACGAATAACCAATTTTATATTTGTGGGTATTTAATTAATAATAAAAATAGTATTCCATTTAATCAATTTTTGCTATGTAAAAACGCCAAAAATACGCTAGTCTTACCTTCCTTTATTGTCCCTAGAAAATCGTCTGCCAATCTATTAGATTTAGCAAATCAGTATATATTTCAAATACTTAATACACCAAACTACACGTACAAGGGCTGTAATAAATACAATGACCGTGTCTACTTGTACTTTGATTTTACAAAATGCCATTTGAACGTAAACTCGGGTTCAGATGTGGTCTTTGCGTTAGTAGATGAATTGTTGAACGTAAAACAAATATTTAGTTACCAGATATGCGACGAAGTAACACAATTCTTTAATCACTTTATTGAACTATTATTTTTAAAAGATTCCAGTAACAAGAGTTATAGCATACCAATTGTCGCATACGCAGGAATCAAGGATGCTTCTCTCTTACACTAC